TTAATATCAGAAAGAAAATTAGCCGCCATTTCTCTATCATCCACATCAAAATCAAACAGCCATTTACTCTCATCACGATTTTGTACCTGCTGTGCAACGGATGCTAATGTACGATTAAGCTGTGTCATACTTGGTTTGTCTCTCAACAGACGGATAATAAATTCTTCTCTGATTTTTTCTTCATTTCTTGAATTAACTGACCTGTATAACCTTGTCTGTTCGCCAGTAAGTCCTTTGACTGCAAAACTCTTAAAAGCATCAATTACCTTATCTTCATTTTCTCTATATTCAAGGATTGTCTCGGCTCGTTCCTTGAAATTTGGAATATCCTTATTATCCTTGTTACGAGAGCATATTAGATATACATATAAGTTTGACATTGTATTATTCTCCTTAAATCCATCCAATATCTCTTGGTGTAATCTCAATATAACAATTTGGTCTATATGATTTTCCAAAATTTACACCAATTAAAATACTTGTATCTCTCAATGATATTTCTGTACTTGAAATCTTACAAAATTTTGTAATATACCATGGTAATTTATTCTTAATCCATGTCATTCTCATAGAATCGCTTTCAGAAATTTTCTCATACAGTGAATACATTTCATTTTTCTTTGTCACATATTCTTTTCTATCCTCAATAATTTCATCCATACATTCCTGACGCATCTTGCAATACTGTTCGTCAAGACTCTTTGACAATTCAGATAACGATGTCTGAATGCGTTTTAATCGTTCATAACTATTTCTATTTTTCATGTCTTAACCTCCAAAATTTCTCAAGAAATGTGCGTTTCTTTCTAATGTAAAATATATACCATATATAGTATATATTACTTATTTTCAATACTATATATGGTATATTTGTAACAATTACTCACTTAATTCTGCAAGTGCCTTATCCAGATCCTCATCAGACATATTTTCAAGTGCTGCATCCTGTCTCTTAGCCTTGATTTCAAGCAATCTCTGTCTCATCTCAGCATTTTTCTTAGCGTCTTCTCTCTTCTTCTTCTCATCCAGCTTCACACTAACAATATACTTGACAATTTCAATCTTATTAGAAATCTCCTCATCTTCCTTTGACTTAGTATTCAAAAGACTTTCTTCCTCAGACTTCTTTGCTTCTGCATTGAGCGTCTTAAACACTGAGTCCAGATTTGTGAGAGACAAATCCCACAAATCAATTACGTTAATCATTCCTCTAAATGGGAACTGATATTTTGCTCTTGTTGCATTGATAAATAATTCGTTGTTTGTCATAATAATAATCTCCTTTTCTAATTAAAACTTAATCTTCATTACACGCTCTGTTGCACCCTTAACCTTAACAACTAAATCTGCTCTCTTTGTCATAGAGAATCCAATTCCTGAAAGCTGATCATCAGTATCTTCTACATGACACTTAGCACCTAAAGCCTCAAATACTCTCTTGTGCTTTTCAAGGTCACTCTTTAAGAACTCATTGTAATAGCCATTAGGACTTTCGTTGTTCACACAATCCTTTAGGAAGAAGAATAAATGTCTATGACCAATTCCATCCTGTTCATCAAAATAATTTGGGCTATAACTGATTACTGATACAGGAACAAACTGATTCGTTTTGATATTCCACTTTTCAATAGGTGTACTATCATTCTCTGCCATCTCAAGAATACTAAACTCGCCATTTTTTAATTCTAATTTTGCAAGAGTAATCCATTCCTTGTGCTGTAATGGTTCTCTTCTTACAAATCTATAAACATTACCGCCAAATGCAATTTCTGCTTTAAAGCCACCTGTTGTCGGATTTCTAAAATTCCAATTATGGATTTTAAAAGTGTATACACCCTCTTTCAATTTATCAATTGAAGGAAATGTTGTGTTTTCAACTGGAACATATCCAATAGGAGCAGGAGCGGTATAATCTACATCCTGAACTCCACCAGAAGCATAATGTCTTCTATGATTCCATCCAACTCTTTCATCATTTCCATAATTATCATGAATTTCTTTTCCATTCTTGATAACAACATTCTGATTTGAACCAGGCATAAATACATGTAAATCCATAAGAGAAGCATTTCTCATTCCATCATAATTCCAACTATGTGAAAATCTTAAAACACCATCAGTTCTTCCACCAGCAGCTTTCACTTTTTCTGTAATTTCAGAGTCAGTAATGTTTCCTGAATAAGCCCAAGATAATCCATTGTTCCATTTGAACATTGTCTTAGCATCTGAATTAACAGGTGCAATCATAGAAACAAAGTTCTTCTCATGTTTATTCTCTACAAAAGCTTCAATCTCCTTTGCAGTTGGAAGTACCTTATCAATGAAATCCTGTGCTGAAATCTCCTCAACCTTAGAAAACTTCTTAGGACTTACAGCAACATCTTTTTCCATCTGCCCAAAAATATCATCTGCACCAACCATTCTTCTTGCAGCACTCTTGTTTGAGAACAATACATTATTTACAGTAATATCATTCAGATTAGCAAATCTTCTCTGTAATGAATCCATATATCCAAGTTCTGTAATAGTCTTCTTTGCATCCTCAAGCATCTTCTTTGTAAAAATAGCCTTTGGACGCTTATAATTGCTTGGAGCGACAATCTGCTCATACTTCTTAACTGCTGTGTCAAGATCCATATCCTCACTTACATTAATAAGAAGTGTTCCAATAGAATGATTTCTAATTCTACCGATAGCCATACCTGCTGTTACCGACTTCTCCCAAGCATATAAATCCTTTTCAGTATCAGAAGTCAGCTTATCGTATTCCTTCTTATACTTCTTGAACTCTGCGAGTACACCTTTCCACTCTTCGCCCTTGTAAAGCGTATTTGAATTGATAAGTTCAAGAATTGTATCAAGTGCTTCCATAGTAATCTCATCGAGAGAACGCTTAAATACATTTCTTGTATCTCTGAACTGTCCTTTAACTTCCTCGTTAGAACGACTACTTCTATTTACGAACTTGTTTGGAAGCTCTAAGAAGAAATGATCCCACTGATGAGATTTTTCATTGATTTCCTCAAAGTTAAAATCTGTACCAATTTTGGGGAACTTAGTTGTATAAATATCTGTAACTGTATGAGCTTTTACAAAAGTATCAAGTGCATCACATACTGGCTGATATGTTGTATCACCAAGATTCAGTTCCCAAATCGTATGAATCTGGTTATCCTTGATAGTGACAGCAGAACCAATATTCTTAATAAACTGTCTACAACAACTACAATCATGCTCTCTACGCTCTCTGAAAATCTCATTTGTACCAGCAGGGAAGCTATCAAGATATGTATTCCATAATTCATCCTTATCTACATTTACCTCAAATAAATGTGTTGCCTCTTTCTGCATTTCATCGAAGTGCTTCTGTAAAGCCTTCTTAAACATCATAAATCCATCCATGTTTTGTACCTCTTCTTTCTTATATTTATTTTTGTTAATTGCTTCTATTGTTATATTCTCCGTTTATAATCCAAAGGAAACGAAGTTTTCTTGTCACTTATTGTAGATATAGTCAGCACTTCTAAACAATGTATTTGGAAACATATTTACAGCAACATTACGAAGTGCTACAAACAAATCTCCTCTCTCATCTACACATGAATTATGTCTATCAACTGTCTTAAATACATTTAATTCACCATAGGAATTTTTATATACAAAGTAATCAGTATCCTCATCAAGAACTAAACCCATATGTAAAGTTTCACATAAAATTCTAAATGCTTCTGCTAAATCAATATCTATAGTACATATTGCTTTTGTATTAACATTTACTTCCATTTGTTTCCTCCTAACTATCTCTTATACTCTATCCACCTATCTGAACCCTTAAACTTCACTTTAATCTTCGTAGGACATCCATCTGGGATAGATTTTAATGATTTATAGTCGCCTACAATTGTTGCTGTTTCTAAAACTTTGTGATTTTTCTCACATTCCATTGCTTTTTCTTTATCTGCATAATCAGTATTACAGAACTGACAAGTATATAATGTCTTTGTAACCATATAAATTCCTTTCCAATTTACCAAATTCCATTTACCGTTTTGTCAATGGCTTCTCTCATCACTCCACCTGTCATTTTATTCATTGTATCCGCAACAAGACCTTTAAATTCTGCTCTTATTCGTTTATTGTGACGTGTACATGGCGTTGAACAATAGTTATTTCTTCTACATTTTTCACAGTTACCATTCAATTTCCACTGTTCATTTTCCTGAATCTGTTCCATAATCTTTTCTCCTCTCTTCAAAAAAATTCTACTTCGATATTTCTATTTTAATTTCAGTACCTTCATAATTACCTGTTATTTGCCTTTTTTCTACAGATATTCCCTCTTGATATTCATTGATAACATTTTCTAAATATTTCATAATATCATAAAAATCTTTAAGCAACCAAGGATGTGTATAAGATATATGAATTCCATCAC